ATCGGCTGGTACAACCCCCCTCAGTAGGGGTGTCCGTATGCGTCAAGCCCTTTCGGATACCTCTTGTCAAAATCTTCAACTCTTACGCAATAATCGTTCAGTTTCTGGTAGAACGTATCCGCGGAACGCAGCAGCACATTTTCGGGAAAGTTGTTGAGTCTCACGAAAAATCCACCACCCCCCGTTGGGGTGATATCAAAACGTACATCATCGCTCATCATATCATAGATAGCGTCGATGATTTCCTGAGCGGTAACGATTCGATCAATCATTTGTTCACCTCTTTCTTTTTCTAGTATAGCCTGTTTGCTTTCAAGCACCACATGCTCTTTCCCATTCGTGAGGAGGGAGCCCGTTGACCAGTTCGTTCGTCGAGCATTCGCAACGAACACCGCATAGATCGACGATCCATACATCACCCTCGTCGAAATACCATCCAACAATCTTGCCAGAGATTCCGCCGAGCCTAACCGTCTGACCAACTTCGAACATCTTTTTTCTCTCTTTCTTTGTGACTATGATCTTACCAGACTTTTCCGCCGTTGCAATCCCTCTAAGTAGTGGTCAGATGCTGACCGGACTACTCTTGAAGTTGAGTCTAGACTGAAGACTCAGTTCGTCCATCACGAAACTGACCGCACGATCCTTACTACCACGGAAAACGTAATAGTTCGCACGAATGGCAAACAGTTTGACCGTACCATCCGTTTCGGGATGCACAGTGAAACCGGCACGATAAGCGTACAGGTTCAAGCGACCGGCGATGGTTGAACGGGAAGGGATTTTCTTGATTTTCATTTTTTCTTTCTCTCTTTCTTATACCTTGATTATACATTACTTATCGTCGATTGCAAGAAAAAAAAACAGGAAAAATCTAATCGGTGATTTTTTCACCACTGTCATATTGGCATACCATTTGGCACAGGATTTGCTGTCGCCTGCCATTTTGGCAGAAATCGCGCGCCTTCTGCCATTTTGGCAGTCGCCTTGTCTGCCATTGTGGCAGGTTCTAACCGCCCGGTTTGGGTGGTACAACCCACCCTTATGGGGGGATAGGATAATACCCCCTCTCAAGAGCGGGGGTAAGTGTATCCAACGTAAACTAGGCTAATCTTTTCCCTCTCAGGAAACTTCTCAGCGGACAGATAACTCATAGCCTGAGTTTCATTGTCCGCACGAACACAACCGCGGCTTTCGCCATTGTAGAAAACATTCCAAGTACGAAACTTGCGAATCTTGGGAAGCGAACGGATGAAATCGTTAACGTGCATCTTTCTTTCTCTCTTTCTTTCTCTCTTACTCTTATATCGGTATTCTACAATGCGATTCTATAATGTCAACTAAAAAAAATCAGGGGAGGTACATATCGTTCACAACATATCCCATTTCGTCGATTTCGATATACCCGCCATCATCACAAAATCCGATTTGCTCGTTGATTGCGATTCCGTCTCCGTCGTTCTCACGAACGTGGTTGAGCAAGTCGGCCGCAAACGCGACACGATTCACCAGCGTATCGAGCGTGTTGCGATTCAAAAACTCGGTCAACTCGGCCACAGTGTTCAGCACGATCATGTTAGCAAACATTCTCAACTCTCTTTCTTTTCCTCGATTATACAATATAGTATCGGAATGTCAACTAAAAAAAATCACTCAAAATGGATTTGGCGAAAACTTCACCGTCTGCGATTTGGCACAGGATTTGCTACGGCAGTTCCCCACCTATGGGGGGTTTTTCTGTTTTCCCTCGGATGGGGGGTATTTCCCCCAAAACCGGGCGGTGGTCCAAAAACAATAAGCCACTCAAAATAGAATTGGCCAGTTTCCCCAACCCTTTCTTCTGCACAAAATGATTTTTTATAGTTGTTTCAATGGTGTAAGATACATTAGTAGCTATCTTTCTAAGATTCATCATAAAATTATGAGCATATACAATATATCCACATCCGAAACTCGCTCGTTTTATAATACCAAGGATTGGAATACCAATATAGCCTCTTATTCTATAAACAATAACAAGGCCGATAACCCCACCAACCCCACTCAACAAAACAACGATCATATACTGGTACTATTAGAGAACATAGAACCAGTCTTAGAATCAAGTGATCGATATTTGTATTATGGTTTAATTTATTCTTCAGATTATTTTTATTCAAATAATAAAGATACTATTGTGGATCCGCTATTTAATGCTTACGAATTGTATCCGGAACGTATTTATTTAGCTAAAAGCTGGAAAGGAATAAATAACTAATGGCCGTATTTGCCCCATACAGACCAGACACTCTGGATAATCCAATAGTTTATGTTATCAATTTTCATGAACTAACAAATGATTATACTTTTATACCCAAAAATATGACATTTGATGGTAACGGAATCGGAATCCCAAATAGTTATGTGCAGCAAATGCCGCTAAAAGAAGCAAAACAACTAATCGAAGATATTAAAAATGATATTGCTAATATGATTTTCACCACAGCCACAGAGGTTTTTATACCCATTCAGGGTAGATCAATTAAAGTTTGGCCGCCAGGTAGTGAGCCAACGATGGGTGGTGGAGTAAAATACTCTTTTGAAATAACAGATACTATTGAATTTATTAAAAAAGAAATGTTTGATAACGATATTTATTTTAAAAAAAATTTACCAACAATTGTTAGACCATCAAGTTTAGAAGCTTTATTTTCTACATATTGTATATATAAAACAGTAGACAGTTACGAGAATTTTTATAGATGCGACAAATGTTTGTGGTTTGAGAAAGACTACATAATTCCTAATACCGATAGTAATTTTGTGCTGGATCTTTTTCCTTTCTCAACAGACACTACAGAATTACTTCCAAATTGTAATAAGTGTCATAAAAAAAATAAGTGGATAGTATATTGTACATATACTATTGTAGATAGTGGTGAGCCTTTTGAGAGGATTGAGAGCAACACATATATTGAACAAACAGATCATGAAGAATTAACACAAGATAAATTTGGCATTAAATATAAAGATAAAGATGTATGCGCCAGATTTTTTAGATCAGAAGCAGCAGCCAGAAAATTTTATAATTTATTAATTAATGGTAAAAATTTTAGAATAGAACAAGGACCACAAAGAAGCACCGTGTATGTTAAACGTAAAGGAAACTGTGAACCTATTGAGAGCTTGTGTGCTTGTATGTTCGGTACCACATATGATGATTTAGATACTTGTATCGATGCTGAACAATATGCTGTATATTGTTTAAATGGTCAGGTAACAATGAAAAAATATATTCCACCAGACGAAGAAATTGAAAATTCAGACGGACTATTTTTTGAAACAGAAGCCGAAGCTCTAGAATATTATAATGAAATAACAGGTCAAGATTGGGGAACGAAATGGATATGTTTACCAAGTGGAGGCTATTGTTATGAGGTTGATGAATGGTGTTGTGATCCTAGGATAGTTACTTGTTACGATGACCAACAAACATGCGAGGACAATTGTGGATCCGGCAGCGGATCAGAAACAGAATCTCAATCGTTCCTGTTCGACCCCACAACCAATACATGGAAACTAAAATAATATGTCATTATATAAAATAACCTACGACACATCACCAAACGTTTCCGCTATTATAGGAAACTCTGTTTGCGTTTTTAATAAAAGCAACATTATAGCGCGAGATCGTGAAAAATATTTACTAAAAGCATTATCCAGATACAACAACGAATTACAAACATGGAATATTCGTAAAAATGACACACAAAACCTAATAGATGATCTAGATCCGGTTAATAATGCGGCGCGCATACAACGCTTAGAGTGGAGACTGGTTCTGTTAGACAAAACAATCTCCAGAATAGCCACTATTATAGATAATATAAATGACCAACTAAATAATCTTAACTATAAAATAGTTGATACCTCTAGCGTTCCACTAAACACAGAATCGCCCTATATTCACAATGTTCACAACTACACAAACTTTCAGCCCCTAACATTTGCCCCCAATTATCCCATTAGGTTTTACCAATGAATAAGTGCAAAAAAATTTCCATACTTTTAACATTAAAAGATCAACAGCTATCTTTAAGTGTTGATGATGATCCTTTTGATATGAAAAACGATATCAAAGACGACGAGGATACTAAATTATTACCCAAGTTCCCATACTTCTGCATAAATGAAAGCGAAGACTTATCTGATTTTTTAAAAACGCAAATAATAAATGAAATGGATAGTATTTATGGCTGGAGACGCATGCTAGAGTCTAATGATATAGACAGAGCCACCAAACTTCGAATACTACAAACTTTGAGTAAAGACCCAGAAGCCGCAAAAACATCTATTACCATAATCACCACAGATACAAATATGAAAAACTGCGGAGACGATTGTGAGGTAAAAGATGAAGAGGCTGATCCTGATCTTGTGCCACTCGAACCAGAAGATGATGAACCAAATATTTTTGAAAGTTTAGATGGTGAATGCTACACAGCCACTGTTAAAATTACACACACAATAAGCGGAGTGGAAGAACCGATTGAACAGTATACATTTTATTTTAAGGGAAACGGAGAAAATGTACCAGAACCGCCAACCCTAGATAATATAACTCAGTATTTTGAAGATTACAAAGATGGAAACAAACCAGCATGGATAAATGTGGGCGTAATCACAAAAGTAGAACCAATACTAATGGGCAACACTTTTTGGTTTGTGCTAAAAGAAGGAGAAGCAGGATGCGACCAAGAACCTCCTCCACCACCTCCAGCTCCTCCGCCACCTCCAGAAACTCCCGTTCCATCTCCTCCAACTTCCACGCCCGAACAACCCAAACCAGACAAGATTATTAATATTAATCTACAAGGATGTGACGAAGAGGTAGTTGCTAATTTGGGTTTATACAACCAGTCCCTAAGAGCTTTATTAAAAGAAATACACGGATCAATTGTAAAACAAATTATAGACAATCCAGATATTTTTAGAAAATTTGCACCAAACTCTAACCCTAACAGTAAATTGAATAAAGATTCAATCTTATGGATAGGATCATCATCGGATACTAATATATCCTCAAATAACTCTAGTGTTGGTGTTATAACATCAGATGGTCAGTGGGGAGTTAGAATAAATAGCGAGGAAAATACTGTGCAGTTGCCTGTTGGATTTAGATTTCATGTGGCATTTATTTTAATCATAAAATTTAATGCATCACTAGTTGTTAAATGCGGAGATCGATCCGAAAATATACCAATCTTTTTTGGACACGAATTTCAAAGTTCTCTTATTATGAAGAAAAATCAAAAAACTGTAACATTTAATAAAGTATCTAATCGTTCAGGAATTTATAGATTAGCTAATCCAAATACTTTGGAAAGTATTCTAAGGGATTTGATGCAGAGTCGCACTTTTGATTTTGATAGTGATATCATAAAAAATGATAATGGAACAAAATACGAAGACAAGGTTGGCAAAGAAATTGGAGATAGTCTTAAGAGTGTTATCCTTGAAGTCTTAAATGAAAGTAAAAAACTTAGCGGATGTGACTGCTGCTTAGAAAATATTACAGATATAAAATTAATTGATATGAAGTTTGGTATAAAAAATATTACTACGCCTGGTGGTGACAGCATATTTAAACCAGAACTACGAAGCGGAGAACAAAAATGAATTTTATTATTGGCGGTAAAATAATATCATCAAAAAAAAGCTATACTAATAAAAAAATTAATAGTTCCAATTTTAGATCCAATAGCATTAATATACTTGAGGATAAAAATACTAAAACTTTTATAGAAGTACCAGAAGAACCACTAAATCATAATATAGATCAGTGGGGATTATACAATCCCTCAAAAAGCTTCGGGATAAAAAGATCAATTTTAACCAAACAATATAAACAATGCAAAGAACCACCATCTAGCGGCTCTCCGGACACTAACGAATATGCGCCATTTGTTTTTAATGAATCTTCTAAAACCTGGATCAAAGTGGTGTAATAATAGTTAAACCAAAATAAGGAAATAAATATGTCTCAATTTACTATAGACAATACCAGATCAGTTAATAAAAATAGCCGAAATAATTACGCTCGTGGCGACAAGAATACTTTTGTTTATAGCACCTCAGAATTTGAAGAAACATATATAAACCCTAATAGAATTCAATATAAATATCAAAAATACTTAACCGGAGATGATAGATATTGGTTAAATGAAGACTTTACTCTTGATAAAACACAATATATTAAACGAGATTTTTCTACTAATGAGATTAATTTTGGTATACAAAACTATGATGTTCTTTATTTATTCCCATTACAAATTAATATGAGAAAATACTTATGAGTCAATATTATCCAGCTGGCAAATCATCCAAAAATCCAATATTCACATTACAAGTTGGAGATAGACCAGATCCAATATTACCAACAAAAGTAATTTTCATAAATCCAAATACTTCATATTATGCTCTTAATACTATATTTATATTGAATAAAGGATTTTCTTATCCCAGTACAACAACCTGCTCTGTTGCTAATCCAGAACATCCAGATGGAACTCCTTGTGAATTATCATTAAAGTTTGGATTAACAAAAGAATCATTATCAGTTACCGACGGCGGATCACGACACAGCATTGGGGACGTATATTATATCTTCAACTCCACTGAAGATAATTTACCAGCAACTGTAGTTATTACTGAAGTCGATGACAATGGATCTATTATCGATTTTGATATAGCTATTTCAGGTTCAGGTTTTAATAATAATGGAATAGTTGTCATTAGTAATTATAATGCAACCTTCAAAGCCTCATTTACATTTAATACTAATAAATTCTGCATAGCTGAATGCATAATTGAGGATGAAGGATCAGGATACGCACTATTGAATGATGCGTCACTACCTATAGAAAGAGAAATTTTATTATCTAACTATGGATCGGGCACATCTTTTGAAGGTTATATTATAATAGGCCCAACTAAAGATGAAAATAATAATATTATATACCCAACTAAAACACACTCATCAAACCCTAGTGCTTCAATAGCTAATATTAGATCGCAACCATCATTCCGATTTGATACACAGTCTCAAACTTGGGAAGCTTTAAATGATAACAACCAAAACAAACCAAAATGTTCTAACAATTCTGCATATGTTTGGGCTGCTTTTGGTTTAATAGGAGCAGCAATACCGGCCATTCTTGCTCAATTACTGGCTATGGCTAAAAGAGGAGATGCTGAAGAAGCCAGAAAACTAAAACAACAAGAACAAAAAATATTAGAATCAATAAGAGAAACATTTAAAGAGCATTTAGCCAGAAATATAGGTAAGGGTCTATCTTATATCGATGAGCAGGATCCCAAAAGAATAATTTCTTTTCTTGTTGGACAAAATCCAAGAGAATTTCAAAGATGGATCAGCCCTTATTATTCGCCATCTTTTGTTGAGATAAATGGTGTGAAAATATGGTTGGATCCACTAGCTGTTATTTTTCCAGACGATCCAGAAAATGGTCCAATTATAGAAGCATTAAATAAACACAAATCAAGATACGATGAACTTGTACAATTAGTTTGTAAGGACGAAGGAGAAAAAATAGGAGCAAGGATGGAACAGTTTATCGACAGTATCAAAAAAAGTCCCGCAGGATCCACAATATTTAAAAAATTTGATAGACAAAAAATTAAGGAACTAACAGAAGATAGCATAGCCGCTATCCGCAGAGAGCTTTTAAACGAACTTGCTCTCAGAAGAAGTTCTGGACGTATTGATAATATCCAATATACTATATTTGAAAATGCTATTAATAATATTTGCGAAAGAGTAAGACGCAAATCACCAAGATTGCGTCGAAAATTCGTTGGACCAACATTAGCAGAAATTCCAGATAACTTTAAAAAAAGAAAACACAAATTTTCTATTATTCCAAAGATTAAAAACCCATTGTGTGGACCCAAAAGAGGCACTGGTGGTACAGGTGGAAAGGCGGGTGGTGCTCTTTTAATATTATCATTAGCTGGTGATTATGCTTATAGTCAAACAAACGAAGAGTTAGTAAATAATGTTACAAACACACTACTATCTGAATTTCAATTAGTCCCAGATTCTGTATGCGAAGTGGACAGGAAAGTACCAGAAGTACTTTACAATGAAGTAGTAGACGAACTACAGTATTTATTAAAAAAATATTACTTAGGTCAAATATCACAACAAGAACTTGTTGATGGATTTAGCGCATCTATAGACGTATCACTACTTAATAATCTTAATAACGGCTCTGAGGTATCCAACCAACTTCAACAACTTATAGATTTGGTAAATGAAGGAGATCTTAAAGGATTAGCTGATGATATAGCTAACCAAACCGAATGGCCAGAAGATTTTGCTTTTCCTTGGAATGTTGATAGACAGGTTATTCAAGAAAGAACAAAACGTACCAAACACGCAGAATTAGCTCTATTTCTTAGAGAACAAATGATAAATAAATTTACAGAAAGCACATCTTGCCAAGATTTATGCGGGTCCGGTTCGGAAAATGAAAATTTTTCTTTAGAAGAATTTCTTTTAAATAATCCTGATCTTATAAATGATATTTCTATTGGTTTAGTGGTAGAACCAGAATCAGAAGATGAAATTCCACCACAAGAACCATTAAAAGAATTTTATTCTGAATTTGATGATCAATGATTTAATATATTGTTGTTATTCTTTTTTCGTCTTCCTCGTGGCTTGCTAACGCCAAGTTTGCGTCGTTGACGCCGTATCATACCATAAGTAATATTTTCTCCGGTCATAGTACTTAGCTTATTGGCTAATTCTAGATCGCTCATTTGAGCAATATTATCTCGGATAAATCCTATTTCCGCATCTGTCCATTTTTTGTAATTAGCCATATTATTGTTCCTTTTTTGACAAACCTGTGTACTAAGTATAATATATACTATGTGTTGGCTAATTTATGGCAAGGAGAATATATGAAAAAAAAGAAAAATATTGCGAATAGCACACTAAAAGTAGTAGCTAGCGAAAACGTAGATATTTCGCGCGACTTAGAATCATCTCAAACTAAAACCATCTCAGAATTATTAAATGAAAAAAAAGAAGAAGAAGAAAACAATATCGAAAAAACACAAGATCGATGAAAATGAACTATTAACTGTTATTGATAATATATCTAAAAAATTAGCATATAAATTTAAATTTGGTTATCATGATATAGAGGATATGAAACAGCAGATTAGTATATTTGCTATCGAGGGTCTTAAAAACTATGACTATAAAAGACCATTAGAAAACTTTTTGTGGACTCACGTTCGCAACAGGCTTTTTAATTACAAAAGAGATAACTATAGAAGACCAGATAAGCCGTGCTATTCGTGCCCACTATTTGATAGTAAAAATTCATTGTGTACTAAATATAGTGATAAAAATGATTGTGATTTGTATTACACTTGGTCACAACGCAATGATAACAAGAAAAATCTGATGCATCTAACAACTATTGATGAAATTAAAAACTATGGATCTGTATTTACTTCGGATGACGATGATTTCTTCAATTTTATTAGTAATAAAGAGATCATAGATATTATTGAAAATAATTTAATAGATAATAATAGAATGATATATTTACGCATTAAATCCGGAGCCAAAGTAAGCAAAGCGGAAAAAGACTCTCTGGTCGAACATATTAAACAAATACTTAAAGAATATCATGGCTAAAAAACGTGGACAATTAAGCTTAGATGAAGAAAAATTTATCAGAGATAATATAAATATATTAACTATAGAACAAATAGCTAATAGTTTAAATAGAAATATTGATCCCATAAATCGTTATGTTGATGAAAATCAACTATACGCATTGGAGGAAAAGGGCGAAAATGATGTGCTTAAAAGGAAACTACACAGTAAAACATTTTGGAGCGAAATACTAAGACAGTTCGATGCTGATAGTGGCGAACTCCAATACTTTGAGGATACATGGATAGGTTTAATTAAACAGTTCCGCGAGGATGTGCTTCCTGCCGAAGAATTACAAATCAAACAATTTATTACTATCGATATTTTAATCAATCGAAGCATGAAAGAACGTAAACGACATATTAGCGAAACAGAAAAGCTTCAAAGGCTGGTTGATGCTGAATACGACAAACCAGAAGATCAACGAGATATTCCCAGATTAGCCAATCTGGAAACACAACTTAGTTTTGCTCGCAATAGCATAGCTAGTTACACAAATGAATATACTAAATTATTAAGCGAACAACAAAAGATTAGTAAAGATCTCAAAGCCACAAGAGAACAACGCATTAAAAGAATTGAAGACGGAAAAAGCAGTTGGACAGGGTTGATACGCATGCTAGAAGACGAAGAAATAAGAGAAAAAGAAGGTAGGGAAATGGAAATTCTTAGCATGGCAACAGAACAATACAGAAAAAATTTCTATGAGTATCATGAATATCAAGATGGAAAAGTAGACAAACCATTCTTAAATAACGAAAGCGTTATCGCGGATGAGTAGAAACTACCAAGATCCTCAATACAAGGAATGGAGAAAAAAAATTTATGCGCGAGATAATCATAGCTGTAGGTGGCCAGGATGTAAAAACAAAAAGAAATTACAAGCACATCATATTTATCGATGGGCAGATTTTCCGGGTTTAAGATTTCACCCACAAAATGGTATCACACTATGCAGATTTCATCACGAATTAATAAAAGACAATGAAGATAGTTATAGAGAATTTTTTAGCAGGCTATTAAAATGAATAAAGACCCATTCACTATTATCATCGACACCAGAGAACAGATCCCATGGGAATTCGGACACCATAATACTGCTAAACATAAACTAGATACCGGTGATTATAGCATAGAAGGATTCGAAAATATAATAGCTATAGAGCGTAAAAAGAGCGTTAGTGAATTAGCTACTAATTTGAGCGAAAGCAGATTCAAGGATGTATTAGAAAGACTAAGTAAGATCAAACACCCTTATATGGTTTTTGAATTTAGTCTCGACGAAGTATATAACTTTCCTGTCGGTAGTGATATTCCTAAAAAGTTATGGGACAAACTGCGAATTAGTGGAAACTATATTATTAAAAGATTAATAGAAATTCAATTAGAATATAATATACAAATAGTATTTTGTGATGATCCTAGTAATGCGGAACGATTCAGCGTCAGTTTAATGAAAAGAATTTATGAGCGATATAATCAAAAATAAACAAATATTTGACGATGCGTGGCTAGGTCTAGGCGACTTATCAAAGATCATTGTTGATAAGAACCAAATGATTGGACGCAATAAAGATGATATAGAAAATCCAGATCTACACTTATTAAGACTATTGAGAAACCCAAAATATTTTGGTAGTACCTGTAAGTTATTGTTTGGAGTAGAATTGCATCCTATACAAATAGCTATACTTCAAGAGTTTTGGATTCGTCCATTTCCTATGTTTATTGCTAGTCGTGGTTTCGGTAAAAGTTTTTTGATGGCTCTTTATTGTGTTCTTAGATGCATGTTGGTTCCAGGCACAAAAATCGTAGTCGTGGGTGCCGCTTTTAGACAAAGTAAAATCATCTTTGAATATATGGAAACACTATGGCGCAATAGTCCAATATTACGAAGTATCTTTACAGGCAACAATGATGGTCCGCGTCGAGATGTTGATAGATGCACGATTAGACTAGGAGAAAGTTGGACGATTGCTGTGCCTATGGGCGACGGTAGTAAAATTAGAGGTCTTAGAGCACACATTATCATCGCTGACGAGTTCGCATCAATTAGTCCGGATATTTATGAAACGGTAGTTTCTGGCTTCGCTGCTGTTAGCGCTAATCCTATACAGAACGTCAAAGAAGAAGCTAAAAAGAAAGCTTTGCTTGAGGCTGGATTATGGAATGATGAACTAGAAGCGGTTCAAATTAAAAAGAGTAATCAGGCTATTATTAGTGGTACAGCAGATTATGCATTTAAACACTTCTCTAGTTACTGGAAAAGATACAGAAGTATTATAGACAGTAAAGGAGACAAGTATAAACTACAAGAAATTTTTAATGGTGAGGTTCCAGACAATTTCAATTGGGCAGATTATTCTATTATTCGAATACCATATGAACTTATTCCAAAAGGATTCATGGACGATAAACAAGTTAGTAGAGCAAAAGCTACGATTCATACTGGGATTTATAACATGGAATATGCGGCTTGTTTTACAGAAGATAGTGACGGTTTCTTTAGGAGAAGTTTAATAGAAAGTTGTGTCACTAGTGATACCAAGCCAATTTTATTGAATAACAAAAATATTATCTTTGACGCTATAACAACAGGCAATCCTAGCTTTCAATATGTTTACGGTATCGATCCGGCATCCGAAAAAGACAATTTTAGTATTGTAGTTTTGGAACTTCATCCTGATCATTCTCGCATAGTATATTGTTGGACCACAAACAGAAGTAATTTTAAAGATAGACAAAAGACTGGTTTAGTTAATGAATATGACTTCTATGGATTTTGCGCTAGAAAAATACGCAATCTCATGAAAACATTTCCACCATACAGGATTGGGATGGACGCTCAGGGTGGTGGTGTGGCGATTGAAGAAGCACTACACGATCCTTCTAAATTAGAAGAGGGCGAACATCTTATATGGCCAATTATAGATCAAGATAAATCAAAAGAAACAGATAGCCAGTCTGGATTACATATACTTGAATTGGTACAGTTTGCTCGTGCTGATTGGACTAGTCAAGCCAATCATGGTCTGAGAAAAGATTTAGAGGATAAAGTTTTATTATTCCCTAGATTCGATCAGATCAGCTTGGCTCTTGCACTAGACCAAGAAAATAAAAATATTATGGACGCAGACTTTGAAAATTTATATGATAATCAAAGTGATTGTATATTGGAAATAGAAGAACTAAAAAATGAATTAACAACAATTGTTATGACCCAAACTAGCACCGGCGTTGGTGGCAGAGATAGATGGGATACTCCGGATATTAAACTTCCAAATGGTAAAAAGGGTAAATTAAGAAAAGACCGATATAGTGCTTTAGTAATAGCAAATATGTTAGCTAGACAACTTAGTAGATCTTTAGAGCCAGTCACGTTTGAAGTAATTGGATCAAATTTACGCACAGATAGAAAAGCTAAAGACGGAGAACTTTATAAAGGGCCAACTTGGTTTACTGGCGCAGCAAACGATAATATATATAAAGGAATTTATAGATAACAGTGTATATTTCTTATAGTTTAATTGCAATTCCAATATAATACTATTATGTCTACCAATCCAAATATTCCAAATGCTGAACCTGTCGCACCAGAAAATGCGTATGTTACTTGGGACGATTCCAATCTAGAAGACAAAAGACAAGCCTTACAAGAAGCTAGCAAAGGATTGGAAGAATTTGGCCTAGTCAATAAATCAACGGCCAATAATGGCAGATATCGCACAGACTTTAGAAATTTAGATGGCCCAACGAGTGGTCGTCCCGGATTAACTCGTAGTGATTATGACTATTTTAGGCCAGAAGAAAGCGTACCTTCTCATATCAAGGGTATTTTCGTCAAGGCTGACGATATTTATAACAGAGTTGGTTTGGTCAAAAACGTTATAGATCTTATGGGCGACTTTGCTTGTCAAGGAATAAGATTAGTTCATACGAATAAAAGAATAGAAAAATTCTATCGTAATTGGTTTGAGAAAGTAAAAGGAGAAGAACGAAGCGAAAGATTTTTAAACAATCTTTATCGTGTTGGAAACATTGTTGTAAATAGACAAACAGCTAAAATTAGCGTAAAGGTTGCAGACAGTCTTTATAAAAGTGTTGCTAGTCCAGATTTGATAGTTAATCAAGTTGAGACACAGGTCGAAAAAAGAGAAATTCCGTGGAAATATACTTTCATAGATCCTGTTTGTGTGGATGTTATTGGTGGCTCATTATCTTCTTTCGTTGGAGATAAAACTTATAGTATTGTTATTCCTGGAACTCTTAGAAAAATTATCAACAGTCCCAAGAACGATGCTGAAAGAAAAATAGTTGATCAACTACCAGCAGCAATTATTGAAGCAGCAAAAACTAAAAAACCATATCTATTAGATCCTAGTAAAACTCTAGTTTTTCATTACAAGAAAGACGATTGGAAAACTTGGGCATATCCGATGATCTATAGTATTATGGATGATATTAATGTTATAGAAAAACTTAAACTTGCTGACTTAGCAGCTCTTGACGGCGCAATTAGTAATATCCGTATTTTTAAACTTGGTAGTCTAGAGCACAAGATTGCTCCTACTCCAGCAGCAGCTAGTAAGCTGAGTAATATTCTACAAAATAATGTTGGCGGTGGCACAATGGATCTTGTATGGGGTCCTGATATTGAACTACTAGAAAGCAAAACTAGTGTTCATCAATTCCTTGGCGAAGGTAAATATACTCCACATTTAAATAGTGTTTATGCTGGTCTGGGTATTCCTCCAACTTTGACCGGAACGTACGGCGCTGCTGGAACAACTAATAACTTTATAAGTCTAAAAACCCTTACACAAAGACTACAATATGGTCGTAAGGTATTAATGTCATTTTGGAAACAAGAAATTGCTATGGTACAAAAAGCCATGGGCTTTAGATTTCCAGCAAAAATAGAGTTCGACAGAATGGACTTAAGTAATGAAGAAGCAGAAAAAGCTTTATTGATCCAACTAGCCGATAGAAATATTGTTAGTGATGAACTTCTACAAAGAGTATTTGGTTTTGATCCAGAAATTGAAAAGAATAGACTCAATAGAGAAAGTAGAGACAGAGATTCAAGTCGTATGGTTCAAAAAGCTGGTCCATTCTTTGATGCTAATTTTGAAAACTCTATGAAGAAGATGGCATTACAACTTGGTTTAGCAACACCTAGTCAAGTTGGACTAGAACTTGGAAATAAAAAGCGAGGAGAAATGAACGCCGTTGAGATTAAAACACAATTTACTCCACCAAAAGCAATTCCTGGTTCTCCTTCTACGAACACCAATCCTGATAGCCTACCGGGACAACCGCAACAGGGAAGACCAAGAAATAGCAAAGACTCAAATCAAAGAAAAACCAAAACATTTAGTCCACAAACCGGCGCTTCTTTAAATCTATGGACTATAGATACTCAAGAAAAGATTTCGGAAATCATAAATCCTACCTTACTAGAATTTTATAATAAGAAAAATATGCGCAGTTTATCTAGCGTAGAATATGACGAGGTTGAAAGTATCAAAACTAAAATCTTTTTTTCTATAGAGCCGATGACCAATGTTACCGAAGAAGTAGTTTTGTCAAAACTCAATACTTTAAATAGTATTGATATAAATGCTAAATATGGTAAATACAAAAAATTTACGAAAAATATTATGGCCGAATTAAATAGGCCACTAACCGCCGATGAAAATAAGTTTACTAAATCTTATGTTTATCAATTGGTGTATAGTTCATAAGACATACTCTAGAAAGACAACATGAATATATACAAATCAGAAATCGAAGACGGTCTAGAAGAAGTATTATCGGCCAAAGCCTCAATTTCTTATGCGTCTTTGGTAGAAAAATCATCAACACCTAACTGCACAAAAAATCTCGCAATAAAGGCATTGGCTGGTATAGAAGACAAAGATTTGTATTATACTCAATCTATTCTTGTGACCACTTCTTGGAATAAGAATGATGATATTTTCGATAAGGCTGAAGTATGGGCAGCAAAACACACACCCATGCACAAACCAACAAATTTAGAACATGACGAAGCCACGATAGTTGGTCATATTACTTCTAATTGGCCAATAACCGAAGATGGTGTTTTCATCGACGAATCTACTCCATCAGAAAATCTACCTAATAAATTTCATATATTAACAGGATCTGTTATTTATGTGGGATATACCGAACCGGAACTTAGAGAAAGAGCACAAAAATTAATAGCTGAAATTGAGCAAGGGACCAAGTATGTTAGTATGGAGTGCTTTTTTAATGGATTTGATTATGGATTAATTAATAAGAGTACTGGCGAATATAAAATATTAGCTAGAAATGAAGAAACAGCATTTTTAACCAAACACCTAAGATCATATGGTGGATTTGGTGAGCACGAAAATCATAAAATTGGTAGAGTCCTAAGAAATATAACATTTTCCGGCAAAGGTTTTGTGAACAAACCAGCTAATCCCGAAAGTATTATTTTTACAAAAGACAGTGTTGGATTTGATCAAAACGTGGCTACTATAGAAATAAATAAAGAAAAAAATAGTGATTCTCAAAAAGAAGGTGTATTTTCAAATCAAGCCAATTTAAAGGAGACCGATATGAGTTTAGAAAAAGAAGTTGCCGAAATCAAAGAAAAAATCGAAGCTATGGCAGACTGCAAAGCTGCTGTTACCGAAGCTCAAACTCTAGCTTCTGATTTAGAAACCAAAAACACCGAACTACAAAATGCACTCAAGGCTCAAGAAGCCGTTCTTGCAGAAACAAAGGCCGCTCTAGAGCTAGCCCTAGTTGAAAAAGAAGAAGCTGCTAAAAAGATGTCGGAAGACATGAAGAAAAAAGAAGAAGAAATGACCAAGATGAAAGCAGACTTTGATGCTGCTAACGAATCTTTAGCTGCTTACAAGGGTAAAGAAGCTGAGATGATGAAAAAAGAAAAGAAGATGAAGAGAATGGCTACTTTACTAGAAACTGGTTTTGATAACGAACTAGCCACTAGCACAGTAGAAAAATTCGAAAGCCTAGATGATGCTACATTCGACAGTATGCACGAGGTTTTCGCGGCCATGATGCCACCAAAAAAGAAAAAGATGGAAGAAGAAGCTATGATGATGAAAAAGAAAGCTTCTGAAGAAACCGTCGTTGATTCCGATGCTCTAGAAACAGTAGAGACCGAAGAAACTGTTGATCTTAGTGTTGGTAATGAAACAGCAGTCTCCGAAGTTGAAAACACAAGAGCTGCATTAGTTGACTTTGTTTATAATAGATTAGGCAAGACACTTAATAAGGGAGAGTGAATATGGCTCTAAAACCAGATCGTATCGAAGCATACACAGATATCTCATTCTTCATGAACACAACCGGCGAACGAGGCGGTATTGTGGTTCATGCGAATACTGAAAACAATGTTGGCGTTAGTATGGATGATGCCAATGCTGTAGTAGAATATCCATCAGACACCACAGAGGGTACTACCCCAGCAGGTCTTTTACTAAACGATGTTGTTAACTATGATCTTACTAGACAACACATCAATTGGCACAAAGACGAGGTTCAGGTTGGCAGTAAGGTCACATTACTACGTCAAGGTCAAGTAACAACAGATCTTGTTGCTAGTGGTGTTACTCCGGTTGCTGGCGATGACGCCTATTACACAGTCGGTGGTGAACTTACAACAGATAGCACCGATAGCGTTAAGGTTGGTCGCTTCTTGAGTAGTAAAGACGCTGATGATTTCGTAAAAGTTGACATTAATATTACATGATAAGGGAGAAAAATATGGCCAACAAAAGGTTTGAAGCAACTCCAGAACTAACCAATCTTCTAGTTCGCTCTGGTTCGCTAAATAAAGAAGAAGCTTTAGGTGCAAATGCTGAGTTTGCCAAAGCTCTAGAACTTCCACTTCGTCAGGGCGTTCTCAATGGTGATATTCTAGACGGCATTTTCGAGCCAATTGTTCTTGCTCAAAGTGCTACTCCAGAATTTCCATTGGATTTCCTTGCTCCTGGCACAGAAAAAGACTTTGTGGCTTATACCATTCCAAATCATGGTTATATTCCACAGCGTCATGTTGAAGGCGATTATGTCATGGTTCCAACCTATGACATTGGTGCTAGTATCGATTATCTTTTAAAGTACGCTCGTGACGCCCGTTGGGACGTTGTTGGTCGTGCTATGGAAGTTCTCGAAGCACAATTCGTCAAGAAGATGAATGACGATGGTTGGCACACTCTACTTGCTGCTGGCGTTGATCGCAATATCGTGGTATACGATAGCGATGCTGATGTTGGTCAATTCACCAAGCGTTTAGTTAGTCTCATGAAGACTGTTATGCGCAGAAATGGTGGTGGCAACAGTGCTAGTAACAATCGTGGTATGCTAACTGATCTTTATGTTAGTCCAGAAGCAATGGAAGACATTCGCAACTGGGGCGTTGATCAAGTTGATGAAGTTACTCGCAGAGAGATCTATGTTGCTGCTGATGGTACTCTTAACAGAGTATTCGGCGTCAATCTACACGATCTCGATGAACTAGGCGAAGGTCAAGAATATCAACTATTCTACACCGAAGTATTGGGTGCTGATCTCCCAACCGACGATGAAGAACTAGTTGTTGGTCTTGATCTACGCAAGAGAGACAGCTTCATAATGCCAGTTCGCCAAGAAGTTCAAATCTTCGAAGACGATACCCTACATCGTCAAAAGAGAGCAGGCTTCTATGGTTGGGCTGAACAGGGCTTCGCTGTTCTCGATAATCGCAGAGTACTACTTGGTTCTCTATAAGAATCTAGTAATATTAATAATTAATACGCAGAGAGCCAGTCGAAAGACTGGCTTTTTGTGTATAGTTTCAACAATCTTTTTTACTATGGTGTATACTAGATTAGTAAACCTCAAGACAAATAGAGAGACGCACTATGATCATAAATAATACGATCAATATTAATAATGTATATGGTGAAGATGCCCAAAAAAATTTCACAGTTATTAGAGGAGCACAAACCACAATAGCTTTTGATTTAACAACAGATGAAATAGAAAATGCTCTAATTTCTCCTAATAGTTTATATGTTCCAACTACAGCGGATATAGTTGATGTTTTATTTAGTCTAGAATTTACAGCCGCTTATGGTGGTACTCGTGTAGGCGGACCAAATAGATTTGTTATAGGTCAAACCTATATTATTAACTATCATTTAGATTCATCTATTCCATCCTTATATGATGTAGATCTAACAACAAATGATAATGATGGTTCTAGGATCGAATTCAATTTTACAGAACTTGGTACAACACCATATTCAGTAAATCTAACACAATCAAAACATCCTCTTGGAGCCTCTTACGGAGCCAGATTCGATGCTTATGGATTTCCGTTTGACAGCGCAAAGTATGATCTTATGATTAGATTAGATGATGGTTCAATTATTCGTCCCATATATGGCAACATTAGCATATTAAGTAGATATGCTGGCAAATCAACAGATTATCCTAATTCTTAACAGGGGTATAAAATGGCCAAAGAACATAATTATACATTTGATGCCGGTCAACCAGCATTTATAAGCTTTTCACAATGGACTCAAAGTGGAGACATAGTATTTGATACTCCACCAGACTGTTATTCTGTTTTGCGCAGTACCTCAGAAACCAATACCTTCTCAATAAGAGAAGGATATTCTTTTAAAGAATACTGGTGGGACTCAGCAAATCCAGCAAATGAGTGGGCTAAATATTGCAAAGCAAGAACTCCACTTAGGGCAGTACCATTACGCAATGGTGGATGTATAGTTCTTCTTATTAAGTTTACATCCGCTTATGGTCCAGAATCCAGCGACCCAAACAAAATGTATTATATTGGCAAAGAGTCATTAGTAAAATTTAGAGAAAATGAATCTATTTCTGGATTATGGACATGCACAGTTAATAGACCAGCTGGTACGGTTGGTTTTGCTTTCACAGGTAAAGGAACATCAGCATATCAAGTTAATGTTAATAAAACCGCTCATGCTCTTGGTTCGACTATTGGAGCCAGAGAAGATGCTTATGGTATGCCATTTACAACAGCAGATTATGAGGTATGGGATTCAGATAGCACTGGAGGCGCATCTTTTAAGCTTTTATATGGTACAATAACTGTGAATGGTGGCGTAAATGGTGGTGAGCCAGTAACTTGTGACTAATAAGGATTACAATGTCATCTTCTGATTCATTTGTTCCTCCTATAAAACCTACTATAACTATAGGAGAACCAATTGATCCTAGTGGTATTGTAATTATTCAAAATCCTCCAGATGGCTCTAGTCCTAGTGGCGATATACTAATAATAGTAGAAGATCCGGACCCATCGGGTTTGAGTAGTGGAATAATAATCGTAGAAGATCCTTTAGATCCGAGTGGATCAATTATTATTGTTGAAGAACCTGTTCCGTATAGCGGCACTATAATTCTTGTTGAAGAACCATCACCGTCTAGTGGCACAATAGTTATTGTAGAAAATCCAATTGAACCTAGCGGCATCCTTATTATAGTATCAGAACAACCTAATACTTCTGGTGTCATCACCATAGTTATCGATAATCCAAATAGTTCTGGGGATATATTTACTATAATACAAGATACTAGTGAATTATCTGATAATATTACTACTATTATAGATCAATTAAATGAACAAAATATAATTATTGTGGATGACGCTTCTGCTATTACTGAAGAAAATACTCAGGAAACTCAGTACTATTTTGATATAGCATCTGGTGGATGGCTAGCTAAATAATAGCTCATTTTGGTGTATATCAGTATATATTATCCTTAAAATTAGGAATTATCACATATGCCAGCTAGCAAATATAATTTTAATATTGAGCAAGGCGTTTCTTTTCAGTTGTCACTAGTATACAAAGACGCTAATAACGACCCAGTAGATTTAACTGGTTGGTGTGCTAGATTAATGTGGAAAACTAATAATGGAGATACTAGCATTTTTACCACTGAAAATCTGGATTATTCTCAATATAAATTCACTATTGATGCTATTAATGGTAAATTAATTTTTCAACTACCAGCAAGCACTACTAATAATTTTGCATTTAATACGGCTAAATATGATCTCGAACTTAGTTCATCGTCCGATTTGTACACTGGTGGTGGTAAATTTACAACTAGACTTTTATATGGCACAGTATCAATTGTTAAAAGATTTAGTCAAGCTAATACTACACTGGAGTGCTAATGAGTGATGATTGTCATGTGGAAATTCTAAATAGCGATCCTAAATATTTAGTTATTGAAACATCAATAGCTGATTGTGTACAAAGTGTTACTGTTGTAACATCTGGTGATCCGTCTGTTGTTATCAGCGATGCTGTTGGCATCCCCGGAGTAATGGGTGCTCAGGGTTTGCAGGGCATACAGGGATTGCTTGGCAATCAAGGAATTCAAGGCGTTCAAGGAAACCAAGGTGTTCAAGGCAATCTGGGCATACAGGGCAATCAAGGAGTTCAAGGCGTTCAAGGAACTCAGGGGGTTCAAGGCATACAGGGTGATCTTGGAATACAAGGAATTCAAGGCATCCAGGGAATCCAGGGAGTCCAAGGAGAGAAAGGCATCCAAGGAACTCAGGGCGTTCAAGGTGTTCAAGGCTATCAGGGAATCCAAGGAACACAAGGAATCCAAGGCGTTCAAGGTACGCAAGGTATCCAAGGTACTCAGGGCATTCAAGGGGTCCAAGGTAATCAAGGCATTCAAGGCGAACAAGGTATTCAGGGTATACAGGGCGATCTTGGTAATCAAGGTACTCAAGGAATTATTGGATTACAGGGTATTATTGGTGTTCAAGGAGCACAAGGTAATTTAGGAAATCAAGGAATTCAAGGATTTATAGGTCCGCAGGGAATTACTGGTATTCAAGGGTCACAAGGAACACAAGGTAATCAGGGTATACAAGGAATTCAGGGCACACAAGGTGGTCAAGGATTAGCAGGATCCGTAGAAGTTAATACTGAACTTTTAGCTGGAAGTGGTATTAATCTTATATATGATTCTTTACTTAATACACTAACTATAGAAAACGCAAATATTCAAGGTGTTCAAGGTATTCAGGGTCTTCAAGGCGTTCAAGGTACGCAAGGTAATCAAGGCACTCAAGGATTAACTGGAATTCAAGGAAGTGTTGGTAGTCAAGGAATTCAAGGTCGCCAAGGAACTCAAGGTAACCAAGGCTTACAAGGTATCCAGGGATTACAGGGGCTTCAAGGAAACCAAGGCAATCAGGGTACACAAGGCATCCAAGGAAACCAAGGCACTCAAGGCAATGCTGGCTATATTGGAGCAGATGGTTCTCAGGGTGTTCAAGGATTTATTGGTAGTCAGGGTACTCAAGGATTACAAGGTGAGCAAGGTCAGCAGGGAACGCAAGGAATACAGGGTGAAACCGGCATTCAAGGCACACAGGGGACTCAAGGAGTACAAGGTACTGCCGCCCTTTGGAATTTTACTGGGGCATATAATGTAGGAGCTTCTTACGCTATTGGAGACGTTGCGACATATGATGGTAAGACATGGTATCGTATTAATGCTAATGGTGGTAATACTGGTGATACTCCAACCGAAGGAACTTTTTGGACATTACTTGCCGATCAGGGCGCTCAGGGAACTCAGGGTATACAGGGTGAAACCGGTATTCAAGGCGTCCAGGGTGTTCAAGGAGAGATTGGCAGTCAAGGAACACAGGGGATTCAAGGTATCCAAGGAAATACTGGTTCTCAAGGCAGTCAAGGAACACAGGGTATCCAAGGAGATACTGGTAGTCAAGGTAGTCAAGGTACGCAGGGTATACAAGGAGAAATCGGCTTGCAAGGACTCCAAGGACTCCAAGGACTCCAAGGACTACAGGGAGTACAAGGCGTTCAAGGGTCTCAGGGAATTCAAGGAGTACAAGGAGAAACTGGCACCCAAGGTTCTCAAGGAACTCAAGGAGTTCAAGGAGAGATTGGCAGTCAAGGAACACAGGGAGTTCAAGGTGTTCAAGGAGAAACAGGCTTACAAGGTATCCAAGGATTACAGGGAGTACAAGGACAACAAGGAGTTCAAGGCACTCAAGGTACGCAGGGTATTCAAGGCGCCAATGGAACAAACGGACTAAGCACAGGAGCTAATTATTTTCTAAACTATTCCACAACACAATTTGGCTCATACAAACAATTAAGTATGAATACGACCGGATTAGGAGATCAATCGTCAGCAATCACCCTCACATCCCTGCAACAAGATTATTTAATAGCTTCTTTTATTACAGATGCTAATGATCCTAATGTTGAATTAATTCCTAATGGTATTTGGCATCTGTATACTTATTTTACTAAGCCAACACAAAATGCTAATATAACATATTATTATACAGTTAGTAAATATCCTGTGGGCGGTCCAGAAACATTAATATCTACTTCCGATGAAGTTCAAATAGGCTGGGATACGAATAATACTACTCCAGTAGAGACTAAGAGTAATGCTGTTATACCTACTAATAGTTTAAATTTAACTGATAGAATAGTAATTAATATATATGTTAGTAATAATGATAATAATAGTAGATTAGTAACATTCTGGACAGAAAATGCAAACTATAGTTATTTAGTAACAACTTTTTCCACTCCGGGCACTCAGGGTACTCAGGGTGTTCAAGGAACCCAAGGCATACAAGGTTTAATTGGCATTCAGGGTCTTGACGGAATTCAAGGCTCGACTGGAAACCAGGGAACACAAGGATTAACTGGCTCACAAGGTAGCGTTGGATCTCAAGGAACACAGGGTACTCAAGGAATTCAAGGAGATACTGGTAGTCAGGGAACACAGGGTATCCAAGGAGATACTGGTAGTCAGGGTTTAGACGGTACACAAGGAACTCAAGGTATCCAAGGCATCCAAGGAGAAATCGGAGCACAGGGCTATGATGGCATTCAAGGCATACAGGGCGAGATTGGAAGTCAAGGAACGGCCGGTTCGGACGCTAGTATGCAAGGGACTCAAGGTATACAAGGAGAGCAAGGAATCCAAGGTATCCAAGGCGAACAGGGAATTCAAGGTATCCAAGGATTAGACGGAATACAAGGACCAATTCCGACACTAAATTTTAGAGGAGAATATAACCCATCAACAACGTATTATTTAAATGATATAGTTGCATACGGTTATCAGGCATATGCTGCGATACAAAATGGATTCTCTAGTATTGATCCTACTAACACTAGTTATTGGGCAGTATTTGTAAGTCAAACTATTCAGGGAATTCAGGGTGCTCAAGGAGAAGCTATACAGGGCGCACAAGGTATCGCTGGTTCTGATGCTAGCATGCAGGGTACGCAAGGCGTACAAGGTGAACAAGGAGTACAAGGCATACAGGGAGAGCAGGGGGTTCAAGGCATACAAGGTCTTGACGGTATCCAAGGATCTGTACCAACATTAAATTTTAGAGGTGAATATAACACTAGTACAACATATTATCAAAATGATATTGTGGCATATGGCACATATGCGTATGCAGCAACACAAAATGGATTCTCTAATATCGATCCTACTAACGCTAGTTATTGGGCAATTTTAATAGCTCAAACAATACAAGGTATCCAGGGTACTCAGGGAGAGGCTTTACAGGGAATTCAAGGAGAGACTGGAAGTCAAGGCATTCAGGGTTCAGATGGAATGCAAGGCATTCAAGGAACTCAAGGAATACAGGGTGAACAAGGAGTACAGGGCGAGCAAGGAACTCAAGGAATTCAAGGCATCCAAGGAGATCAGGGTATACAAGGTATTCAAGGCGATCAAGGAACACAAGGTATTCAAGGTATCCAAGGCCCTCAAGGGCTTCAAGGAATCCAAGGACCAATGCCAGCAGGATCTGTTCAAGATATTACTTCTATTTCAGATATTGATTATATTCAATTTGATAATACTCCAGAAACTTTTGGTGGTGTTGGATCAATATTTTGGGATGATGGAGAAGGAATTTTACAAGAATATCTCAAGGGTGGAAATGTTACATTATCTGTTGGTCAGGATTTGGCCTCATTAGTCTATAATGCTGAAGCTACGACCCTTAACAAGGGTGAAGTTGTTTATATGTTTGGTGCTCAAGGAGAAAGAGTAGCAGTTAAAAGAGCATCTAACGCGTCTGATACAACATCATCTAAAACATTTGGTATAGTAGCTGAAAATATATTAGCTGGTTCCGAAGGATGGGTAATTAATAGAGGTATGATTAGAGGAATTAATACTAATGCTTTTAATGCTGGAGATATTTTATGGTTAGGAAATACTCCAGGAACATACACAACCACTAAGACTTCAGCACCAGAACATCTTGTATTTATTGGAGTAGTTGTTAAAAAGAATTCTAGTTCTGGAAGAATTTATGTTGCTGTACAAAATGGTTATGAATTAGATGAACTACATAATGTACAAATATCAGGAGCGCAGGGTGGAGAAGTATTGGCATACAATGCTTCTGCTCAATTATGGGAAAATACATTGGTATATGGTATTCAAGGGTCACAAGGCACTCAGGGATCACAAGGAACTCAAGGTATTCAGGGACTTCAAGGAATTCAAGGGTTACAGGGAAATACTGGCGCTCAAGGACTAGATGGTTTACAAGGCACTCAGGGAATTCAAGGAAATCAAGGAACAATCGGTAGCCAAGGTTCTCAGGGCGTACAAGGAATCCAAGGTGTACAAGGCTTAATTGGCAATCAGGGAACACAAGGTACTCAAGGAATCCAGGGTATTCAAGGATTACAGGGCTTGGTCGGTCAACAAGGCACACAAGGCGTTCAGGGATTCACTGGCAATCAAGGGACTCAAGGCTTACAGGGTATACAAGGAGAACAAGGCGTACAGGGTATCCAAGGAGAACTTGGAATTCAAGGCATAGCGGGCTCCGATGCTAGCATGCAAGGAACACAAGGAATCCAAGGCGAGCAAGGTATTCAAGGAATCCAAGGAGAGCAAGGTGTTCAAGGTATACAGGGTTTTGACGGAATACAAGGTCCAATTCCAACACTTAATTTTAGAGGCGAATATAATGGTTTTACAACATACTATTTAAACGATATAGTTGCCTACGGAACTTCTGCATACGCGGCCATACAAAACGGATTTTCTGCTTTTGATCCGACCAATACTAGTTATTGGGCTTTATTTGTAAGTCAAACCATACAAGGTATTCAAGGCGAAGCTATACAAGGAACTCAAGGGATACAAGGCTCTGACGCCTATATGCAGGGAACTCAAGGTATACAGGGCGAACAGGGAGTGCAGGGTATACAAGGAGAACAAGGTGTTCAAGGTATTCAAGGATTAGACGGTATTCAAGGACCAATCCCAACGCTAAACTTTAGAGGAGAATATAATAGTTGGACTACATATTACCTTAATGATATAGTAGCATATGGCTCATTCGCATACGCAGCTATACAAAATGGGTTTTCCGGTTTTGATCCAAGTAATGGCAGTTATTGGGCAGTATTCGTAGTTCAAACTGTTCAAGGTATTCAAGGAGAAGCTATACAAGGAACTCAGGGTATACAAGGTTCTGATGCTAGTATGCAGGGAACACAGGGTATACAAGGAGAGCAAGGCGTTCAAGGCATAGCTGGTGGAATAAATTGGACTGGTGAATATAATAGTATGACAACATACTATGAAAATGATAGCGTTTCATATAATGGTTCAAGTTATGTTGCTATTCAAAGTGGTTTTTCTAATTGGGATCCATCTAATACTAGTTATTGGCAATTACTAGCAGCTCAAGGTATTCAAGGACTAGATGGTATTCAAGGTATCCAGGGTTTTGAAGGATTACAAGGAACACAAGGCATACAAGGCGATGCTATAACTATAAGTAATCCTGTTGATAATAGAGTACTAACTAGCGATGGAACATCAAGCGGTATTAATGCTGAAGCTGATTTAACTTTTGATGGAACTAATTTAAGTTCGCCTTACTTGGTATCCACTTATGCTGCTGGTGATGAGGGCGGAGAAATACAATTGGCGAAACCACCAAATGGAACATTATCTGGCGGAGTCACTATTGATGCTTATCAAAATAAACTACGATTGTTTGAACAAGGTGGTAGTGCTCGTGGATTCTATTTAGACCTAACCGAAGGTGTATCGGGTGCGTCAACATCATTAAAAATAAAAACTTTATCATTATTTACAGCGTTAGATAATCAACCACCAGCATCAGCATTTGCAACACTAGATACTAGAAATAGTATTGCTGTATTGGATTTCGATGACACAACACAGGAAAGCGCTGTTTTTGTTGGCGTTATACCAGACAATGCTAATTTATCATCAGGATTTTCAATACGAATTCATTGGATGGCAACTAGTGCTACCACCGGAAATTGTCGTTGGGGCGTACAATTTGAAAGAATGAATACTGATGAAGATTCCGATTCGTTTGACACCGCAACAGAAGCCCATTCTTCAACTAATGGTACTTCCGGAATACCAACAACAACGACCATAACATGCACAACCATAGACTCGTTAGTCGCTGGTGATTTCTTTAGAATTAAAATTTATAGAGATGTTAGTGATACTACTAATGATACTATGACTGGAGATGCTGAACTTATTGCTGTGGAAGTTAGGAGTGTACTATAATGGCATACTCTTTCAATGGTTCAACTCAATATTTTAGTACTACAACTGGCAGTCTATTTGCTGATTTACCAATAACAATGGCTTGTTGGTTTATAACTTCTAATACTACAACCAATCAAGGATTATTAAATATTTGTGATAACACCACAGGAGGACAGGGTATACGTTTAAATGCACAAGGAGCCGTTGCTGGTGATCCTATTCGTATTCTATCAGTTGGAACCGCCACAGGAGCTGCTGATACTACCACGGGGTATTCTGCTAATACTTGGACTCATGCTTGTGGTGTTTTTGCTAGCACGACTAGTCGTACTGTTTATATTAATGGTGGTAGTCCAGGTACTAATACTACTAATTCTAGTGGTACTGGAGAAGATAGATTATTTCAAGGAGTGACCCGCGCAGCATCAGCTTTTACTAATTATTTTAGTGGCTCTTTAGCTGAGGTTGGAGTCTGGAACGCTGCCTTAACAGCCGACGAGATTTTATCACTAGCACGAGGAATGAGTCCATCTCTTATACGACCACAAAATTTAACTATCTATGCTCCTTTAGTTAGGGATCTTATCGATAGAAAGAGTGGATTAACTATTACCAATAATGGAACAGCAACGGTTTCCAATCATACAAGGGTTTATTTATGACACTATATTATAATAGAGATAACTATGAAATTAGAGATTTAGAAGATTCACTAATTCAAGGCTGGATTGATAATGATAATCCTAAAAAAGAGATATGGATATTATTACCACCACAACCAAGTGAAAATCATTACTGGAATAATGGAGAATGGGTATTGATAAATCCTCCGGTTCCAGAAAGTGTTAGTGCTAGACAAATAAGATTATGGCTAATAAATAATGGTATTCAATTAAGTCAAGTAGAAAATGCTATAAATAATATAGAGGATCAAATAACACGAGAAACTGTTAAAGTTGAATGGGAATATGCTCCCTATGTGGAACGTAATCATCCGATGTTAATACCACTAGCACAAGCATTAGGATTATCAGAAGCTCAAGTGGATCAGGCTTTTAGAGAAGCAGTTAATATCTGATATAATTGCATACAATCTCTCCTTATACTAATATACATTAAGGAGTTAATATGATTAGTGATATAGGAAATTTTAGCAAAAAAGTAATTCTAGACGGTGGTAAAATTGTACCATTGTTGGTACGATCAGACAAAATGATCGGTCCATCGCTTATGAATCCATCCATACTAAATATAGATGGAAAATTATTAGTTAATTTACGTAATGTCAACTACGTTCTCTATCACGCAGAAGACGGCGTTAATGAACACGTTTGGGGTCCGTTATGCTATTTACACACAGAACAAAACGCTGTTCTGGCCACACACAATATACTTTGTTATTTAGATGATAATTTTAATATAATAGATAGTTCAATAGTTGATACTTCACAATTAGATCAAAAGCCACTATGGGAATTTATAGGACTAGAAGATGCTAGATTAGTATACTGGAATAATAAATTATTTTTAAGTGGAGTACGAAGAGACACTACTACGAATGGTCAGGGACGCATAGAATTATCAGAAGTAATTATTGAACATAATAATGCTAAAGAAATAAGCAGACAAAGACTACCAGCACCCTTGCCTAATAATTCTTATTGTGAAAAAAATTGGATGCCTATTATTGATAGGCCATATGAATATGTAAAATGGACCAATCCAACCGAAGTTGTAAGATACAATTCAACCACACAAACCACAGAAACTATAGTATCCACAAAATTTCAATCGCTCAATACCAGAGATCTTCGTGGCGGATCTCAGGTTATTCCATATAAAAATCACTATTTAGCAGTGCTACATGAGGTAGATCTTTTTAGAAGTGAGGCTGGTCGTAAAAACGCTACCTATAGACACAGATTCGCTTTATGGGACAAGGATTTTAATCTGCTACGAGTATCTCCGCTATTCGATTTCATGGAAGGTAAAATAGAGTTTGCTTGCGGTATGACAGAATATAATGATCAAATTTTAGTTACCTTTGGTTTTCAAGATAATATAGCCTATCTACTAGCGGCTAATAAGAGCACCATAGACGAAATGGTTTCTTTATGAATGAATTATATGAGTATCTCCATAGTCCTAATGATCCTATGGTTAATTTTAATCTGGGATTATTTTATGAACACCAAGGACACTATTCACCAGCATCCACATTTTATCTAAGAGCAGCAGAAAAAACAGATAGTCTTGATCTTAGATACGAAGTTCTTATAAGAACATTCTCCTGTTACAATTCTTTGGGAAACAGAAATCATACATGCGAGAGTCTTCTTAAACAAGCGATTTGTCTATGCCCCAAAAAACCAGAGGCATATTACTTTTTAAGTAAATTATATGAATCAAAATCAGACTGGTTAAATATGTACACGTATAGTAATATCGCTTTAGATGTTTGTACAGAAAACTCCACCTTTGTTCATCCTGTTCAGTATCCTGGCTTATACGCATTTTTATTCCAAAAGGCAGCATCCGCATGGTGGGTTGGTAAGCCTTTTGAGTCTAGACAAATACTAAGATTATTAATAGATAATTATTTAGATCAATTAGACAATACTTATAAAGGATTGCTAGAATCGAATATAGTCAAGATCGGACTCCTTCCAGAGAAGGACTCTGTTAAACCATATACTAAAAATAATTTAAGTAAACTAAAATATTCTTTTCAAAATCTAGAAGATATTGATAGGAATTTCTCCCAGGCATACCAAGATATTTTTGTACTTTCTGTGCTCAACGGAAAGATGAATGGCTCTTATTTAGAAATAGGGTCTTCTGATCCATATAAGAATAATAATACCGCTCTATTAGAGAATAAGTTCGCTTGGACAGGGATTGGATTAGAATATGAAGAACACATGGCGCAAACATATAAAAAGCATAGAAAAAATCCTGTGCTGTGTGTTGATGCTCTGATAGTTGATTATGAAAAACTTCTACAAAAATATTTTCCAAATCTCTATAATATAGACTATCTACAACTAGATATTGATCCACCAAAAAATACTTATGAAATTTTATTGTCTATACCTTTTGATAAATATCGGTTTGCGGTCATTACATATGAACACGATTATTATATTGATCTATCCAAATCTTATAGAAATAAATCTAGAGAATATCTAACATTATTAGGCTATGAATTATTAATACCTAATGTTTCTCCGAATGAAAATAGCCCATTCGAAGATTGGTGGGTGCATCCAGAGTTAGTATCAAAAGATGTATTATCGTCTATGAAAATTAGCGATCTAATCAGTACTAATAAGGTTGAGTCGATTTTACTAAAAAATTAGACTAAAATATGAATGGTGTATTAAATAGTATTACTTATTTAGTATACTAAAAGGGCCAAATTATGTACTGGCAAATAGAAATTCCAATTATTGTAAGAACGCTCATTAATGATATGGATTGCGAGCCAACTTATAGCGATAGTAGAATAATACAGTTAGCCACAGTAGCGGCTCAGTATGTATTATCCGAAGTAAATTTGTCTGCATCCTATACAGTTGATATTATTAATCAAAATATTACTCCTGATCCTAGTGCGCCCAATTCTAGAGATACTGATTTTGTAGGATTTATAGCTCTTAAAGCGGCATGTATATTGGATCAAAGTACTTTCAGGACTAAAGCCGCATTAGAAGGTATTAGGACAGCTTTGGGGTCAGCTAATTTAAGCGTTAGTGGTAATCTAGCTGGATACAAAACTATATTAGATCAAGGTCCATGTGCTTTATATGAACAGTTAACTCTTGACCACAACATAGGTAATGCAACAGCGGTTAGTGCTGTACTTAGCCCGTTTGTTGGTAATAATTTTGATCCAAGGTATTTATTACGAGGTTCTTTTAGAGGTAATAATAGTGGTGATTTTTACTCATAAGATAGATACTATATGATAGACTTTACATTACTAAAAAATATTTACAATACCCAAATGGACATGGTATTGTCTAATACTGGATTAACAACACCGTGTTCGCTAACATTTGGAACCACTAAAAAAGATATTTGCCCTAATTGTATATACGATGTTAACTTAAAAAAATCTGCTAATAAATATAAAACTGGTGGTCCGGTTCCTTTTAGTCTGGGTCAACTATGCCCATATTGTAATGGATTAGGTTTTTATGGAGAAACCAATAAAGAAACATTGTATTTAGCTATCATATGGGATTATAAAAAATGGATAAATCCACCAATTAACGCAGCAATACCAGATGGTATGATACAAACTATATCTGATATAACAACACTCCAAAAAATACGCAGATGCAAAGATATGGAAGTCTCATATCCTTCATCATCTAATAAAAATCATAAGTTTCAACTAGATGGAGAACCAAGTCCTGCTGGACTAGGAGATAATAATTATATCATTTGTATGTGGAAAAAAATCAATTGAATATTAATTTAAAAATTCTCGAAAGCGATAACGAAATACAAAGGCGGCTTCTCAAAGCTTTATTGCCTGATGTTAGAAAGTATATGAATAAAGCTATAAATAATATTAAAAGTAAACTTCCACCTATTATTAATAGCGCTATTAAAAGTGCTCCAGAATATGATGCTATTTTAATAGGTAAACTTAAAGCAGAGTTCGGTATAGCTGATTCTGGGTCTAAACTAGCTGGTTTGTTAGATGTATGGTCAAAAAATATTGCTATTGAGTATCAAAATCCACAAATAGCTAGTAATCAAATAAAATCTAAATTTTCTGCTAGTATGATAAGAGTAGATTTTGCCGATGTTTTATATACTGATTTTGCTCAGGTAATAGATAATGAGAGAGGATATTCTTTACCTTGGCTTCAATGGTTATTATTAGAGGGAAGTAAAACTCTAGTTAAAAACTACGAGGTTGTTTTTGGACCCAATCCAAGATCACGTTCGGGTTTGGCTCTAATGACACCTTCTAAAAAAAGCTGGAAAGTGCCAGGGGCGTTTAGTGGTACCCAATATAATAACTGGATCACTCGCGCCATAGACGCCGCACAAACTGATATATCAAAGCTATTAGAGGATTCTTTACAATGAGTATATGCAATTTTAATCAAAAATTTAAAGGTATAGAAACAATATCCGAAGATCTATTATTAAATGTTTTAGAATCTAATTTTAAGATGTTTTTTGATTGGTCTTTTTTGAATATTGGTGCGTGGTTTGATGCTAATAGAGATCAGTATAAGATTTATAATCCAACAAATAATTCTCCAGCGTCCATGATTCTGGTTGATGATCCGTCCTATGATCGTGGTCAAGTGTGGCAAGCAATAAGAAAAGACTGGGTTTGGGAAAGTGGAGTAGAATGTTTTGATCATGAACCCATATTAGTTAGTGGTATTTATATAGATAATACTTTTGTCTCCGCCGAGGGCCCATTCCCTGACGGATTAGAATACCATATTGATTATCCCATGGGCAGAATCGTTTTTGATAGCGCTATTGATACAGATTCAGTTGTCGAAGTAGACCATTCATATAGATTTGTTCAGGTTTATAGGGGGTCAGATAGTCCATGGACAAATATTATACAAATGTCCTCTTTTGATACTAGCAATAAAGATATTCAAAAATTAGAATCAGGAGATTGGTCAATAGGAGGCAATCACAGAATACAACTTCCCTGTATCATAATTGAGCCAATTGCCAGATCTCGTTCTAGACCTCATGAACTTGGAAATAATAATTTAATAATTGAACAAGATATTGAATTTTATATATTAGCCGAAAATAAAAATGATAGAAATAAAATATTAGATATATTAAGATTACAGCAAGATTCTAATATTTGGTTATTTGATACTAATAAATTATCTGAAGAAGAAAAATTTCCATTAAATTATCATGGAGATCTTATAGAAGATGCATTAATGTATCCAGATATTATTAGCCAATATAAATGGAGAAAATGTTGGTTAAAGAGCGTTAATTTATTTGATATTAATATCATCCATCCAGAATTATTTATTGGTGTATGTAGAATTACTACTGAAATTATATCAGATTAAAAGCAATAGGTGTATAAATAACTATCTTACCATAACATATCAGTGGAGTAAAAATTATGGCCAATAATCGTATCTACTATGCAATTCAACAAGTCGCCCTAGGTACTGGTGGCACAAAAGACGTTGCTCACGGCGTACAAAGCGTCGGCGTCACAACTAATTTTAACCTCGAACAGGTTTTCGAACTGGGTCAATTAGCCATTTATCAAAACATCGAAAATATTCCAGAAATCGAAGTAACTCTTAACAAAGTTCTCGACGGCTATCCTCTCTTATATGTTATGGCCACAGAAAATGGTTCCGGTATTGGTGGTACAAATGCTACCAGTCCAACCATTGCTGGTCGCCAGAATGCTAGAGTTGACGTTGAACTCAGTATTTACCCAGACGATGAAGTAAGTGCTACTGGCAGTTCAGTCTCTGTGATGGCTTGCTCTGGTATGTATGTTAGTAGTGTTAGTTACACATTCCCTGTTGATGGTAATTTTACAGAAGACGTTACTCTTGTAGGCAATGAAAAAGTATGGTTAGAATCTCAAACTACTGGCGATTTTGATGGTAACGACGATCAACCATTGGCAACACAAGGCGTTAATCGTAGACAGCATCTTGATATGACAGCTTCTCGTTTTCCAACACAGATTCCAGGCATTGGAGAAGACGGCATTAATGAATTGCTAGGTAATGGTAGTGGTCACGAAGTGCATTTTCAAAATGTTACAGTAAGCACAGATCTTGGTCGTGAAACTATCAACGAACTTGGTACATTCGCACCTTACCATCGTTATGTAACATTTCCAGTAGAAGTTACAGCAGAATTCGAAGTTCTAGCCGTTGAAGGCGACGGTATCAACGCTAGTGAAAAGGGCTATTACACAGCCACTAGTTTAGCGGCTGCTGCTAGTGGAGACTACGATGTTGCTACACCCGAAGATACAGGTTGTGATAATGTTAGATTTAATCTTGTTGATCAAACAATTTATCTTGAAACCTGCGAAGGCACAAAGATTCATCTTGGCAACAAGAATAAACTAACTAGCGTCAACTACACTGGTGGTGATACCGGTGGTGGTAACGTAACAGTAACATATAGCTATAGTAACTTTAATGATTTCATCGTAGCTCATAAAGAAGGCGATTTCTACGACTACGTTGATGAAACCGGCTATACGGCCTAGTAGATAATTAGTTAGACAACGGACAATTCCTGGACAATGGACAATTTAGGACTATATTTATCTCGTATATTATCTGGCTTTTATTTGTTTATCCATGCGGGTAAACAATATAAGCTAATTTATCCAACTATTGATGTTAAGTATCAGGCTGAGATTTTTGCTCAAAAAGAGTTTGATAATAATAAATATAATTCGTGGATTACAGATGAGGAAATTCTACAATATCTAGTAGAAAATTCTTTGTGGACCCCCAACGGAGATGATGAACTTAAAAAAATAGAAAAGACTATAGATGATCTTAAGGTAGATCTATACAAAAATTTTTGGAATGATGCAAAAAGAGATTCCATAAAATCCCAAATTTCTTCGTTAAGATCCTTGACGAACAAGATGTATCATATTCGACATTCATTTGATCATCTTACTCCTATGGGATATGCTAATTTATTAAAAGGACAATATATATTTATTCATAGCTTATTTAATAGTAAAAATATTAGAATATTTAAATCAATAAAAAATGTTGATTTCTATAAGCTTAATTATTTTTTTGATTTAGTTAGTCAAAATATGATAGATATAAGTATGTTCAAAAAAATTGCTCGTGGAGATAATTGGCGCAGCTACTGGTCTGCTAATAAAGAAAACTTATTCGATAAACCAGCGGTATCATGGACAGATGAACAAAAAACACTTGTTGTGCTTACCAAAATGTATGATAATGCTCATGAACATCCAGAATGCCCATCCGATGATGTGTTTGAAGACGATGACGCTTTTGATGGATGGATTATACTACAAAAACGAGAGAATGAAGAACTAAAGAACAAAAACAGGGCAGAAAAACTATTAAAGGGTAAAAACTTAGATAAAGCCAATGAGGTATTTTTAGTAGCCAAATCCAATAAAGAAGCTAATAGTATTTATGGGTTGAATAATTCTGTGGGTAAGAATACTATTAAGGAAAGGAACAAAGCAATAGCCAGGGGTAAAGTTGTAAAAGAAGCTGATTTGCCAGATGTACAAAGAAACATTGTGGCGGAAAATAACAAAAAATTCATGGAAAGTAGGCGTAAGCAATGAATAATATTACAAAGGATATTTTAACAAAACGTTTTCAAACCACAATGATTGGTGCTTTATATGAATTTGAAAATAATTTTGGACATTTGTGGGGAATAGATGAGGATGAAAATAAATTAACAGAACACCAAAAAAAATTAAATGATATCTGGGAACACACAAGAAACAGCATACTAAATAATGGAAATAATCAGTTAAGGAAATGTATTTCGGATTTGGAAAAAACTACTGATAGCATCAAATATAACTATAAATTCTATCCAAAAAATAAGAGAGGAAACTAATATGAATACTAGAACATTTGAAACAGAAATTGATAATAAAAAGGTTGAACTCGCAGTAAGATCTCCATCTTTACAGGATCAAAGAGAAGCCACAAAAATTTATAACACAGCCTTTAGTGATGCTTTAAAGGCCAAAGCTGTAGTTCGCGCTAAGTTAGATGATCTTATGGTGGATCAAGGACTATGGGATGCTAAAAAACAAAAACAGTTTACCGATATACAATCGACCATATTAGAAGGTGAAAGAAAACTGGCTAAAGGCGGTATTGGCCTATCTGAAGCTAAAAAAATTGCTTTCGAGATGAAAAAACAACGAGAAGAATTAAGAGAACTAATTTCTGTTAAAACCAGTTTGGATACTCATACGGCCGAAGGTCAAGCAGATAATGCTAGGTTTAACTATTTAGTTTCTGTTTGTACGGTGTATAATGATAGTAAGAAACCGTATTTTAATAATTATGATGATTATCTAAATAGGGCTTCTGAGCCAGCAGCAATATTAGCAGCACAAAATATGGCTAATATGCTGTATGGGTTGGATAATGATTATGAAAATAAGCTTCCAGAAAATAAATTTTTAAGCGATTATAAATTTGTTGATGACAAACTACGTCTTATAGATAAACAAGGCAGATTGATTGATAGTGAAGGTAGACTTATTGATGAGTCGGGTAGATTTATCAATGAAAAAGGTGAGTTTGTAGATAAGGATGGTAATCCTGTAAGTAAAGACGGAGACTATATCGTTGAGTTCAAGCCATTTTTAGATGATGATGGAAAGCCTGTTATTATACAAGATACAAAAGCTGAGGATAAAAAATCTACAAATGAAAATACTAAAGCAGAGTCACCGTCTACAGAATCTAATAATAGCTAATTATTTAATCTATTTATTCATTATACGAATAGTCCCCACTACTATTGATGGTAGATGGGGATTATTTATTTAAGGACTAAAATATGGCGAACGCATTCAACCTTACTGCACAACTTAATCTTCGTGGCCCGGCTAATCTTAAGCCAGTTATTGGGCAAATGCGTAAAGAATTAAGTTCTTTAAATGCTAATATCAAAATAAATATTGATAAAAGTGCTGTTAAATCTATTGATGCTATTAGAGGAAAAGTAGATGGATTAAATGCTGCGCTAACAGCAGCCAAAATTAATGCTAAAGATCTAACTGTTATTTTTAGAGATTTGCAATCTTCTTTATCTTCCAATAAAGGATTTAATATTGGTGGAGGTAAAAGCCTAGCAACCACAGCAGCGTCTGCCCAAGCAGCAGCAAAAAATCTTAATCAAGCAACCACAGCGATTGAGGAGTTTGGTCAAAAATCAGCTTTAGCATTTAAAAGATTCGCTGCTTATACTATTGCTACATCAGGTATTTTTGCATTGGTTAATGCTGTTAATCAAGGCGTTAAGGCGTTTATTGAGTTCGAAAGAAGACTGATTCAATTGAGACAAGTTACTGGCTCAGGAGCTGTTGGAATTGCTTCTCTAGAAAAAGAAATTACTGGTTTAGCCACAACTCTTGGTGTTAGTAGTGATAGTTTAGCACAGGTTGCTATCACACTAGCACAAGCTGGTTTAAGCGCAAATGAAACCAGAATCGCCCTTGCTGCATTGGCTAAGACAGATCTTGCTCCCTCTTTCGATAATTTAACAGATACCACAGAAGGCGCTATTGCAGCATTGAGACAGTTCGGTTTAGAGGCCACAGATTTAGAGGATGTATTAGGTAGTATCAATGCTGTTGCGGCAAAATTTGCTGTTGAATCGGGAGATATTATTGCTGCTATTCAACGTACTGGCGGTGTGTTTGCAAGTGCGAGCAAAGGAGTAAGTCAAGGAAAAGATGCTCTTAATGAATTTATTGCTGTATTTACCAGTGTTCGTGCTACTACTCGTGAAAGCGCAGAAACAATTGCTACTGGTTTAAGAACAATTTTTACACGTATTCAAAGAGCTAAAACAATAGATCAACTAAAAGAATTTGGTGTTAATCTACAAGATTTAGAAGGCAAATTCGTAGGACCATTTGAAGCGGTAAAAAGATTAAGCTTGGCACTCAATCAATTAGACCCAAGAGATATACGTTTTTCCACAATAGTAGAAGAACTTGGTGGATTCCGACAGATCGGTAAAGTTATTCCCCTTATTCAACAATTTGCCACAGCACAAGAAGCATTAAAGGTTGCTCAACAGGGC